CCCCGTCACCTTTTTTAAGAACACCTGTATCAGTTGCGAAAATGAAGTCATTTTCCTTATAAACGGTTGTATCTGTTGCTAAATTAGTTGCTGTATCAGCCCACAATTTAATGTTGTATTTTATCTTTGCCATATTTGTTAAAGTTTAAAGTAAGGAGGGTTGCCCCCCCCTACATGTTATTTAAGCAATTTTTATATTATTCTTCAGCCTCAGCAGTTAATGTTCCTGTAACAATTGCATCGGTATTGAAGATAACCTGTGCAACTCTCTCCTCAACTCTAAACATCACTTTGTTTTGTTTAGCTAAGGTAGCGTCTTCAAACATTCTAATTTCTGGGTTCATTCTACGAACAAACATTACAGCGTTTCTGTCTAATGCCAAGAAATTGTCCGCCGTGATTGAAGTTGTCGGAACGGTGTCAAGTCCAGCAATCTGTAATCTACCTTGTGCAAATGCAACGCTGTTTTGTGGCAAATCGTATTCGCCTGAACCAGTCGCTTTGTTCAGTCCAATTTTAACAACATCACGTGGGTTTAAAATCACGTTGGTTGGTTGGTAAAAGTCATTTGAAGCGGTTGGTATTTGTCCGAACGCTGCATCAATAACTCTATCAACTGGATTTGTGAATTCTCCATCATAATCTGTTGCCGAGGTCAATAAACCTAACGCTGGGTTGGTGTCACTTGTACCGTTCAAAATAAAGTCATTTTCGGCTGTTTTAAGCCCAATGAGCAATTTTTGCTGTAGGTAACCAGTCAACCAGTCTATGTCATCCAACATTTCACGTTCTACAATCACAAACCCTGCAATCCATTTAAAGAATGCTGTTGCCGAAGTGAAGTCATAATCAACTTGTGCCTTGTTACCTTGCTTATCCCAAAATGCAACCGCACCCTCTTGTCCATTTTCCTTAGGATAAATGATCGAATTAGCTGTTGAAGTTGCTTGAGGTAAGATGTCCGCTAACCAAACACGGTTATAAGGGTTCCAAACAAGGTTCTGCTGAACCTCTTGAATGAATGGGGTTGCTAATGGGAAGTTTGCACCGATGCTCATATCTCCTACTGCTTTTAGCGAAATGTGAACAGGTGCGCTTCCTTTTTCAAACGATTTAATCGCATCAGCGTTCTCTTTAATCGCATCAGCTAAGTTTTGATTAAATGACTTTTCAGCCCTTCCGCCTTTTTCTGTTTGCTCAAAAGCCTTAACGTGTGCAGAAAGCTCCGCAAGGTCTTTTTTAAACTGCTTTTCCATTTTCTCGAACTCCTCTTTGCTCAAAGATTTGTTTTCGAGTGTGTCGTACTTTTCAGTAAATGATTTTACCATTTTCTCAAACTCGGCTTTTGCTGTTTCAGTAGCCAAATTCTTAATGTTTTTTTCAGCTTCTAATCTTATTTCGTCAGCTGTTTTGTCTGTCTTGTCCATTGTTTTTTGTTTTTTATTGTTTAATAAATTGTGAATAAATATTTTTAATGATGCTTGACGGCTCAATATTCGAAGTGTCAATGGACGGCTTCTCTTTGAGTGTCAAAAATGTTTCAAGTGATTTTAATATGTCGTCAGAGAAATTGTGGTCGTATGCTTTTACGATAGCATTCCAAAACTCCTCTTCCTTTAATTCCTTATTTTCCTGAAATGATTTAACCATGCTAACCATACTTTGCATGTTCGCCTGTTCCATAGTCAAAACTGAAATTTCAGACAATTTGTATTCGGTCACGATTGATTTATTTTCTTTGTCCCTCTTCATAACCCATCCGCCAATAGAGAAGCCCGATTCGAAACCATTTGAAACAAGGAATTTACTCTCCGCATAAGTGTCACGTCCTAATTGTGTGTCAAGTAGCATTTTTGCAGTCAAATGTAAGCCTTTCGGGTCATCCGCCTTAAGCTCAACGGGAACGCCAACAAATTGGTTTGGGTCATGGTTCCTGTAAATTTTTATTTTTGCTCTTCTTTCAGTCACCGTTTTTATAAAAGAATTGGGTGCAGAAATATCGCCCTGCAAATCTTTTACATTGTAAATATTCGCATAACCAATTAAGTAACCGTCATTTTCAGATGGCTCTAAATTTATTGGTGCTTGTTTGTAAATTAATTCGCTCATATCTGTTTTTTTTTAAATCATACGTTGTGTGCAATGTTAAAACGCATCGGGATACTTTTTTTTCTCTTTATTTAACCAGTCAATTACTG